TTAAAGTTAAATTTATAAAAGATTTAGAACTAATTTTTGAAGAGGTCAAAGAAGAATACAAAAAAAGTAAAGTGCGCGTAAAAATCGAATAATAATAATAATATTAATATTATAAGAATTATAAGGGACTTTGGTCTAGTGGTATGATGCTTGCTTTGGGTGCAAGAGATCGGGAGTTCGATTCTCCCAAGTCCCCTTACTTTATGTATTATAATATAATGAAAAAATATAAAAATATAAATATATATTATTATTAATAGTAACAATAATATATAATAACCCTATGTCAATCGTAATTACACTTTTACAGCGAGATGCAGTGTTGCGCTCCATTGGTGCAACAAATTCAAAACTCTATGAAGTGTTATCCGACTACATGTGTAGCGAGGGGTATGTTAAATCCCGGATTGAAAAACTGGACATTGTGTATAAACTGGAAGTGATTGAAACGTATATTTCAGAAATACCGGATGCTGCACATGAACGACCCAGTATACATAAGGCGCTTGTTGGCATTCATGAAATGTGCATCAAGTTACATAATGAATTGGACGACATGTTGAAAAAAATCAAAGCACACACTCAAAAATATTTTTATTACGTGCGAAGTTTCGATGTTTCAGCAGATTTAGTAAATATTGAGACTCACGTTTATAATTTAGACCACCGATTTAAAATGTTTTTAGGACTAATGAATACGGCAGTTGCAACAACGTTGTAACTCAAAGTAACTATTATATTATCTTCACTATAATTAATTATCTTCACTATATATATATATATATATATATAATTTAAAAATGAGTTCTTCACAACCACCACAAAAAAATGTATTTGATGATGTTGACCGTTATAACAGTGGAAGTAGGTTTAATAAAGCAAATGATGATCGTATTGAAGAAATATCAGACGATGCAAGAACAAAATTGATTGAACTTTATAAAACTAATCCAATTCGTGCAAAATATTTAAATAGATTAGCAACAACAACGGGAACGGGTCTTAAACTTGGTGGTCAAAGTACAAAAAAAATGAACAAAAATAAAAAGAAATACAAGCTAAGAAGAAGACATAGTAAAAAAAACAGAAAGTCGATGAAGCAGCGCAAATAACTTTATATTATAATGACAAATAATTATATAAATATATAAACATGTATTTATATATTTAACAACCATATGAACACAGTAATAACGATGAATATAAATGATGATGATTTAGAGACGGAATCTCTCGCCACAGTAAAAAAGTTGTTTAAACAATATCCAAATATGAAACAAAAGATACATCATCACATTCAACATTTATTACCAGGTATTTGTGAAAATGCGTGCCAACAACAAAAAGAGAGAGAAGAGAGAAAAAATACACTCGAGGAAAAATCGGATGAGTTTATTGAAGAATTTTTGGCAAAAACACATTTTTTTTATCATTCGCCAACCGATTTATTTTTCACATATTCGAATGAAAAAATGTATGAAGTCGTAAAAGAAGACAACATTCAGCATTTGATTCTCACAACAATAACATCGAATTTCTCGGAACTAATGCCTTGGAAATATAAAATTAAAATTCAACTTATGAAACGAATCAAGGAAAACAATGTACTAAAATCCATTCCAGAATCGGAAACCATCCAAGATATGATACAACTTTTAGTGCCGTCTCTTTTTTCAACCAAGGATTATGCAAAGTATTTTTTGACTGTAATTGGCGACATTTTGCATAAGAAGAAATCGTATTATTACTTTATTCATTCTAAAACATTGATACCGATTTTGAAAGAATTAAGTCAGGAATGTTATAAATTTTTTGGAGTCAATTTGTTGCACCACTTTAAATTTAAATATTATGAACATTCAAATGATGAATGTCGTTTAATTCAAATGCGTGAAATCTCTCCATGTTTAACGTTAAATAATTTTATTGATATAAATAGATTGATTAATTTATTTTGTGTGGCTTCACATTATTCTACGCGTTATATATCCGGAGATTTATATTTGGAAAATTATTGTAACAATTACTCTGTAATTCATCATGCTTTATATTTAAAAAATAATAAAAGTATTGAAATTTTAAAACGGTTTATCAATACAACAATAAAAGAATGTGCTGGATGTCACATTTCATGGAAAAACATGTTATATTTGTGGAAGGTGTTTATTGAAGACGAGGGTATTCCGAATATTTTTTTTAATCACTTTCTTAAAGAGTTATTAGTAACACAGTCTCAAATACTTGGAATTGAGATTGCTTCAGATCCTGGTCATATTGAGAGTACACCAAATTCAAATTTACATTCTGTTATACCTCAGATCTGTGAAAATGATTTTATTATAAAAAATAGAACAAGTAAACATATTCCGTTTGTATGCAATTTTATTTCATATTGGGAAAACAATATTATTTGTTACTATGATTCTCAGTGTAATGAAAATGAAAATGACGAACAAGAAGAAGAGTATGAACTTGAAATTGACGAATTACTCATGTTGTTCAATAAATCAATAAAAAAATCGGCAACCACATTATTGCACAATAATATATCTGATAAAATGCTGTTAGGTCTTGTGCGCCATTTTTATCCGGATGTAATTATTGAAGACGACAAATATTTGATTCAAGTCGGAATTAAACCGGAAATTTGGAATAAACAGAAAGAGATTGAAGAATTTATTGAATATTATAAAATGGTAAAAAAATCACAAAATCCTCAGCCAGTTAATTCTGCATCTATAAACAGCCATTCGTTGTATTCAATGTATCAATGTTATTGCAAGTATGCGTTTGATAAAGGATACAATGTCGTTAGCAAACGATGGTTTGAAAAATATTTTATTTCAAAGTACGACATTTTTTTAATTGATAATGCCATTGTCTCATCGAAATGGTTTCAATTCTAATATATATTATAAAATAATTTTAATATTTTTATAAATAATATTTATAAATAATAAAAGTATCTAATTATGAAAAATCGTTCAAAAAAAATAACGAATAAAAGAATAAATAAAAAACGTTTTAGCAAATACAGTAGAGGTGGAAGGCAAAGTGATCCAAAATGGAAAATGTATGGATATAGGAGTGAAGATGATTATTTAAACGATCGACAAGAACAAATAAGGAGAGAACGTTTAGAACGCGAAGTGCAAAAAGTTTTAATAAATCCGATTATTCAATCCATTATGATGATAATAATGAATGATGATCAAGCACGGAGATTTGAAACGCACATTCGTGCAAATATAAGAATCGAAGGTAATGTGCAAAGTTATAACCAAATGATTCGCGAGTTTGTGAATCATGCACTTGAGTTGTTAGATGATCAACAAAGAGTTTTAACCAGAAGAATCATGGATGCGATTCAACAAGAGCGTACAGAAAGAGCGAGTATGAATCAACCATTTGGACGTCTACAAATGGTTGACGTAATCGAAAGAGTGGTACGAGAAAATATAGAGGGTCGTGGTGGTGGTAAAAAAAAATATTACAAACGTCACACCACTGTTAAAAACACATTGAACTCGTTGTAAATAAAACTATTTGCCATCCGTTTTATAAACTGGCATGTTCGACTTGGCATCATCGGACGCTTGTTGTTTGGCAGTTTGACTTGCTAAAAATTGGGCTGCCGATTGACGCGCTTGTTTCGGCGTTTGTATACACGGAACCGACAACATGTAGTTATAACTTATAGAAGTAATTAAAATACCTGTTAATAAATACCAAATAAAATATGAAACTATATTTTTTAGCCGAATAAAATTTTTAAGTTGGGTAAATTGTGGCGGTGGTTGAACTCCAGGTTTTACTTGTGGAAATGCATTGAAAAAACTTACATCAACGCTCTTATTCCAGAACTGTTCTACATTTTCGTCATTAATCGTATTGATAATCGTTGAAGGATCATTGGTGACATTTTGGATAACTTTAAATGCGTCCTTGCTGGGTGGCTTTCCGACATTGAGAAGTTGGTCGGTGAATAAAGAAGCCACGCCGGCCACACTGGCAATTGCATAACCAATCGTATTTGAAAATGCAGACAACCAACCAGGAAACATATTTAACAGCAAGTTAAGAATTCCAAAAATAAATATCCATGGAATAAATGTTGCTAGAGCCGCAGTTCCCACATTGGACGGACTGTTGCACATTTGTTTTGCTAAAGATATATTTAAAGCAAACTGACTTGCAAGAACCAGAATAAAATAAATGATGAATAACATGGATTCTCTTTCTGGCATCAAATATTTAAAAATAAAATAGACCAGCGTAATTCCCGTGAAAACATAAATTGATGCTACGGGGTCGATTCCGCCGCTATCTGTGGTTGTCTTTGTAGGTGCGGGCGGCGGCGTAGGTGGTGGTGGTGATGGTGAAGACATTTTTTATTATTGTAAAAATAATTTAATTTCTCTTTTATAAATGTATGTATAATTTAAATATTTATTATATAATACATACATTTATAAAAAAATATATTTTTTATGTATTTTTTTGATTTGAATTTTCTGTTATTTATGTAAAGAATAAATTAAAAGAGTTAAAAATAGTATATTTAGTCATACATTGCATTCATCGACTAAAATGAATTTTGGAATGAATTTTTTTAGAACGGGTCCTTCATTTGAAAGACCGACTCTCATTGAACCTGGTGTAAAATCATTTTTTAATGGCGTATTAAAAGGATGCAATCAAATTCGGAGCGACCATTATAACACTTTATTTAATATATCCATGTTTTTTTTGTTTGCATTCATCCTTTGTTCCATCCTTTATTTTAAATACAAGGGTAAATTGACTCCAGAAGAAAAAGAGCAAAAAAAACAACAAGAAAAACAATACATTTTAACAAGATTAAACAATGTTTCTGCAGTAATCAACATGGATCGACAAAAATTTGGAAATATAACAAACGCCAATTTAATTACCGACTTGCCAGGATGGTGACGTGACGGTAAATATAATAGTAAAATAATAATTAAATTTTACAGGCTTCATCTATAAAGACCATATTTTCTATATATTTCTTCAAATAATTTATTCAAAAATTGTTCGAATTCTTCGTTATTCGCATTCTTCGTTATTCGCATTCATGATTATAATAAATAATTATATCAAATATAATAAATATATAGTAATACTATATATATATATGCTATGTTATATTATTTAAAATATATTGGTCTTGGAATATTTAAAAGAATTATTAATGTAACAAAACGAACTGGTCTCATTCATGATTCAAATTTTTACATGTATCACATAAACGAATCAGTTTCAGTTTCAAGTATTCCAACCAAGGAGAATTATAGCGCAGTTTCTGGATTTGATGCAGTTATTGGTTTTATTGAAGCGAATGAATACGGAAATTGGGAAATAGAATGGATCAATAACACGGTCATTAAGTATTATGGAATACCGGTTCCTGATTATATGCCCCCATCGAAACAAAATTATGAAACATTATTTCATACCATTGATAAAATTCATACCGACATTCCTAACGCACGCATTCTAATACACTGTTATGCTGGAAAAGGGCGAAGCAACTGTGGAGCGGCTGCATATTTAATGTATAAGCATGGTATGGATTCTAACAATGCAATTGCACTTGTGGAGAAGAAAAATCCTCGCAGTAGCATGAATCGATGGCAAAAAGATTCTCTGCATCAAATAGAACAATATATACAAAGAATATAATTAAACGCGATTCGGATAATTAAGTGTAAGTATAAATAAATAAAATAATATAATATATATTCATATATTTTATTATATATATTTTATAAATAAATAACAAAAATATAAATGAGTGAAATAGAAGAAGCATCTCAATCAAATAATGAAGAAAAAATGACCATGTTTTTTAAATTAAGACAAGATTATTTCGAAGAGAGAAAAAAAATAATTAGTCAGCTCTATAAAAAAACAAAATTCACAGAGATGACAAACGATAAAAAACGCATCGAACTTAAAAAAAAACTCATGGAATCTGAAATTGTAAAAAATATTATGGAAAAAATGCAACGACTGAAAAGAACACGCGGATTTAAACTCGGAAACACACACAATCTTCAAGATTTAATTGAAACTCAATTTAAAAGGGTAGAAACAATGAAGGAAGAAATTATAAATTTGAAACTGGATTTATTATTCAACTATAAAACAGAAGACGAAACGCTTGCCGAAATCACTAGGAAAATCCCTGAATTCAATAAACAGCTTGAAATATATAAAAAATATTTATCGGATTATGAAGCGGTTATAAGCGATAAACAAATGCATGTTCGTTATATACGCACTCGAGATGAAATTCAATCGGTTCTATCCAACATTGAAAAACAACAGGAACTAGTTTTAAAAACCCATGATCCTTTGAAACAAGTTGAAATCATTCGCAACATATTGGAAACGTATCAGTCTTCTCTACAATTCAATCCCAATTATCAAGATGCGACGGCAACAGTGGAAAATGTGAGTGAATTGGAATCGGAACTGGAATCGGAATCAGAACCTGTATCAAGAAAACGCGAAACGGAAACTACGAAACTCATGAAATTGAAATACGCAAGTTGTTCCATGTATAAGTCGCATCCCGATGATGATGATATTTATTTGATTCAAAATTCATATACTCTATCTGAATTAGAAGTTACGAAAAAATAAAAATTATATATTATATATAATATCGAAATAATTATTAAATAATTAAATTAATACTTACTATTATTTAAGGGCGGATCATGTCAAATATAATAACACCAAAAATAAATAATCCGCAAAATTTTAAAAGTTCAAATACTTTAGTTACGACAAGAAAACCGCATTATGCAACAAAAGTAGACACGGCATTCAATATTGTGCCGGGAATGCATCGCCCGAATGCAAATAATGTGCCCAGTAATTTGCAGCAGGATGATTTTATTGGACCCGATTTTAAAGCGCGCCCGCTAAAACATTGGCGAAGACAACTGGTGCCAACCAAACCGTCTGGCGACAACTCCACACAAAAACGAATGTCGAAAGTCTACTTTATGGATACTCCTGGTTCCACCATTTACAAATCAAGCGACGACTCGTGTCGCTGCCTCGTAAATAATGCTCCAAACATTGATTCCATCGTTCCCGAAGTTCCTGGGGCGGTTGTCATTCGTGACATTTATTACGATGAAGGCGATAGTACCGTTCCCGAAATTATAAATATTAATCCCAATACCCCTATTCAAATCAGCGTCGAAATAGAAAATACAATTTATAATGGACACAACTCTTTTGAAATTGCGGATGCGTTTAAAAAAAACAATTTCGGCGATGGGATAAAGCTACAGAATGACGGACAAATTGACGTTCCTCCATTTTATTTAAGTGCACCCATAATTCAAGGATTTTTTAATGAAACTGACGGAGAAAATGTAATTATTGCAACGATTGAATACAATGACACCAATCATATTCCTCCCGTTCCAATTATCGTTAGCGTGGACCCTATAACGCCGTATAATGAATACCCAAATCCTGATCCAGAACCAACTACGATTGACACAAATTATCACATTTACACCGGTGTATTTGATACCGAATGTATTGCATGCAATCCAGAAATTAATGTCATTAAATCAGGAATCGTGATGCAAAGTCAATCGTATTACACATCCATAACGCAATATTTGGAATCCAGATGCCGAACCTATGCGCAACGCGAATCAACCATCAAACTCCCCGACGACACGTACTATCCCAATCCAACAAATAATATTCCGTTTACATTCTTGTATCCTAATGATAACCCTCGAGGTCCACAAGTGTACGAACCCAAAAACTGCGCGAATCCCAAAATATACAACAATAATGCGCTCAATACTCCACCCAATAATTATTGCAGCACCATTTATAAACCAAACAATCCGCAATTTGCGCGCCAAGGTGCAGTTTCCGGAAGCACGCGTCTTCAAAAACTGAAATCTGATACCATTACGAGTAACGGGTTTTCATATTACTCGGCATACGGCGCAACCATGGCAAATGCCGGAAACTTCCAAGGAACCAGCGAATCCAATAACTATTTCGTAAAAAATAGAAACTTTCCACTCACTCAATATATTGCACTTGATAAATATCGGCAAAATAAATTGTCCGGATGCTGTATCAAAGAAAATATATCACTTTCTGATCCCGTTATTCAAACTATTTTTAACGGCGTCCCTAATGCACCCATCATTTATGAAATCATGTATGAATTCGAATCTACTGTTCCTGAAATTGATAGCATTACTTTAGAAGAAATTGTACCGCTTTCTGCACCCGTCATTCAAATTATTTTTAACGGCGTCCCTGATGCAGCCATTGTTGATGACATCGTGTATGAATTCGAATCTACTGTTCCTGAAATTAATGGAATTGTCGCATTTTAACTAAGATCTTGGAATTTTTACACCCAAAACACTCTGAATTTTATTTACATGAGTTGCATTATACACACACGCGCCGCGCTCAATTTCATTGATAATCGATGCATCCATGTTACACTTTTGTGCCAGCTCTTTCTGTGTCATTTTTTTTTCAGAACGCGCGCTCATAATTGCTTGCGACGTATTTTTCGAAACGTATTTTGTTTTTTTGACGTCATCGTCGCTGGCTGCTTTATAAATGCCAACATTCGAGAGCGATGACGATGACGATGATGAAGACGAGGACGAAGATGATGAAGACGCTGCGTCTTTTGATTTTTTATTGAATACTACAGGTGTCCAATCTTGATGGCTCATATATTG